TTACTGACTTGAATTCCATTGTATTGAATTTTATTTTGCAAATATATAAAAATAAATATTACATTGTATTACCGTGGCTCAAATTCTGCTAAATCAAAGCCATCTAAGCTGTCTTCATTGGATTCAAAGCTTAGTGGCGGAAGATTATTCTTTCTTTGGTCTATCAGCTTTGACTGCTGTGTATTCTGAATTCCGATACGCTTCTCTTTTTCTTTTTCCCTAGCTGTCTCACGTTCCATTAAAAGTTGGCTCTGCATTTTGTGCATTTGAACATTATACTGGAATTCTTCTGCCATCAGCTTTGACTTGATCTCTGACTCCATCTGCATCTTCTTCATCTGCATCTCAAGCTCCGCCTGGATCACCTGAACCTTCGTCTGACCCTCTAGTTGTATCTTTTGTACAGCCGTCTGTGCCGCCATCTGCTGTGACTGCAGTTGTGCCTGCTGCTGAAGTGCCTGCTGTTGCATCGCATTCTGTTGCACCTGCTCTGCGTTCTTGACACGCTTAACCTTAAGCAGCTGATTTGCAATTTTCAGGTTCTTTAATTCCCGGATATCGATAGCGTCCTCAAGGTTGATATCCCCCTTAGATAACGCCATCTGAATGTTAGCCTCAAGCTGCGCTCTTTGCTCCTCGTCAGGGGAGACCTCAATGAATATGCCAAAGTCATACAGATAGAGCTCCTTTATGTCCTCGAGTATAGATACATTGTACCTTCCGATCTTGGTGGCGAAGTCCTCCTTGAAGTCAGCATACTGCAGGATATCTGCAACTCTGTACGTAATAGCTTCGGAAAGAGTTTTATATATATAAAGACTCCCGTCAAGGATATGCCTTGTAGCCGTGTTTGAATTCAGTGCGGCGAGTTTCTGTAGACCAACAAGTGAATTCGGGTCAGGAGTTGACCCATCTCTTGCCTCATTGAGTCCTGTGACGGTCCTGATCATGTCCATATAGTGCTGATAGTTTGCTATCAGCATCTGAGCCTTTGAGGCGCCCGAATTGGACGTAAGCTGTGTAATTGGAACCCTGGCATTATTAAAGTCCCCGTCCTGCGTAAAACTTCGTCCAATGACAGAGCCCGTTTGGAAGTAGAGCCTCAGCGCGTCCTCAGGATTGTATGCTGCCCCCGTACCCAGGTCGACCTCATTCAGCCCGTCGGCGTCGATGAACACACCGTCAGGTACAACACGGTTGATTACCTGCTGCAACTTGAGGTGTGTAATCTGAATAAGGTCAGCGAATGGGATCATCCTGCGCACAAGCGACTCGATAACACCCTTATACATCCTTGGAGCACAGGCCACAAACATTGGCATTGCGTGCTGTGATGTGGATTTCGGCCTTACCATATTCTCGGCAAGACTCCACTTGAGCAGGTAGTTTGTGCCCATGACCATAACGCCCTCGTACCACACATCAATAACCTTCTCTACCTTCTCAAACCTGCCCTGCTCCATCATCTCCGCCGGAGGATTAAACTGATCGTCCTTGGGGATCATCTTGAATGTTCCGTCGTCTGACAATTTCTTTTTATAGACAATCTTCTTGGTGGTCTTATAGTTGAAGTACAGGAGCGTGCACGTGTCGCGATGGAACAGGCTGTCATTGTAGATGCTCGCTATATTGTAGTAGTCATACCAAGACTGACTGTACTGTGATATCTTCTCGAGGTCGTCCTTTGTGAGTTTTGGATCGATTTTGTAAAGTTCGGTGAGCGGAACGGTTTTGATTTCGCCCCAGTAGAAGCAGTCGTTAAAGAACGGATCCTCCGTGTAGCTGAACACCACATTCGCAGGGTCAACGTACGATACCTTTACGCCCTCCCCTAATAGAAATTCATGCTTAGCCACAGCTATACCAAGGACGGTCATGTCGTAGTCTAGGCGCTTTCTTGTTTCGTCGTACTGATTCTCATCAAATACGGTGGTGATTGCAACCTCCTCCGCTATCTCTATAGCAGGCTTGTAATTTAGCTGCATGAACAGTGACAGCTCCTCATCGTTCTCAGGGAGCTTCTCAGGGTCCATCATAAACGGGTCAACGCCGGTCGCCTTCTGTACCATCTCAAGCACAGGCTTACCGACCATCTGAGTCTCTATCATGTCCTGGTACTTACTGCGCTTTGCAAGCGACAGTGCGTCCTGTGCGTAAGCCTTTGGCTTAAATAGCCTCCCGGACATGCCATTGACTACGATATCAACAAATTTTGGTATGACAGGAACCGGAGTCCAATCTAGGTTCAGGTATGACAGGTCGCCGTCAATAGCAAGTTCGCTCTTGTATTTAGCCACAGACTGCTCACCCCTTGCGTATAGCCTCAAGTTATGGAAGTCCCTCCACCTGCTATAATACCTGCATGAGGCACCGTCCTTGCGGAACCACTCATACTGTATAGCCTGACCTACCTGCAGGCCATACTCTTTTGATGCCTTCTCAGCATCACTCGCCCACTGATATGGAAATTCCGTCTGTGCGACACTTATTTTAATCTCATTCATTGTATCGTATCAATTCACTTGTTATCCCATCATTCTTATACTTAGCAAAGTTAATAATTATTTTTGGTTTTTCTTTTTCTGGGATATAAAGGTGTTTCTGATTTGCCATAATTGCTAATCCTGAGCTAATTGTGGCATCATGCTTAGTCCTGTCAGTAATATCAAACCTCGCCCAATCCTCGAGCGTCCTACTGAATGGCATGCTGCCCATCAGGTCAGATTCACGGTAAGTTCCGGTAGAGTCAAGCCCTATGTACTTCTCTATGTACGACTCGATCGCTGACGCATGCGCTTGCTTTACATCCTCAGATGAGTTTGGTATACCGCCAAGCTCACGCTCTGTCTTTGTGAGTTTGCTGAACTGCCTGTCAGGTCTATTCATACAGAACCCGCGATACCCCCTGTTCTTAAAATGATACAATAACCTGGGCTTATTATTTTCTATAAGCACCGGCATGCCGTAGTACACACACGCCATCAACATATCCTCAAAGAATATCTCCGCCGTCTGCGGCCTTGCTATATACTCAAGGAAGAATTCATTTACAGGCGCGTCATCCATATGAAACTTAGTCATCCCATGGAGCGAACCCGAAGACCCACGGCCCCCCACTACCGCAGATATGTCATACGGGTCGCATCCGAAGGACCCGAGATGTTCATTACCCGGATATTTTATGCCGTTCTTTATCAGTACATTATTAACGTAATGCGCAGGTGGAAACCAACTGATCAGGAATCTCCCGTTCTTATTCGGGTTCCATACAACCTTAGTGTCTTTAACGCCATCCTTCCACGAGAACGACCCCCTCGTGACGTGGTGGGCCATGATCAACGAGTCATTGTAGTCTATCTGCTGATATATCTTGGTAAGGTTGAATATTGCCTGCTTGCTCTCATCCCGGAACGCATGAGACTCTGTTCTTGGGAACTGACGATAAAACTCGTTCAGTGCATCAGAGTCATTCTTTAGAGATGCTACTTCATTCTCCCAATAATCTACCGCGCCCATCTTTATCTTCCCGCCATCTATAGATTCTACGGGCACCTCCGGTGTTCTAAATACGGGCATGCCATACCTGTCAATAAACCCCTCAAGGTTCCATTCCATTGGAATGAACAGCGAGTATAAGCCTGACTTCGTCTGACCGTTCGCGTTCCTTGTAGATAAATTTGAGTCATAATACAGTGACTTGAAGTTATCACCGCCCTTATTAAGCGCATTCGATGTGGATCCCATCATGCACTTCCCGATAACCTTGCTACCAAGACGGAGGCACGTCTTTGTCACACGCCAATTATTTAGGATATTATTAGGCTTCACCCACTTACCTGATTCGTCATGTATTAGGAAGTACAGCTTCTCACCGTCGTAGCTATTCTCCTCGGTGTTCTTCCAGTCTATCGTAGTGTCGAGGCCGACCATGTCGTCCCCTGCCTCATGCATATTCTTCTTGGTAATCTTCGACGCAGGAACCCGGAACGCAAGCTCAGTCTTTGGCTTGTCCATACCATCCATGATCGGCTTGAAGAAGAACGGAAGCTTATTGTTGATAGGGACCACCTTGTCGGTGAACATCTTCTTGGCGTCAGCACCTGTCTTTGATAAAATACCAAGGCGCTTATCCTTGGCGAGTGTGCCGAGGTTTACGCACTCTGATGATGACATGAACGAGAATCCAGAACGTCTGATCTTCAGGTATATCATGCCAAAGCATCTAGGATCTGCCTTGCAGGCCTCCCAAAATATGTACAGTATCCTGTTAGCTTCTCGGAAGTCAGGGTATCCAATGTCTATAGAGGACCACTGAAGGTACATGTAGTGCGACCCGGTGATATAGCACGGATCCCCATTATTCATAAACCAAAAACCTTGCTCCCTACGGTCAAACTCCGTCTCTATATAGTCAACCCACTTGGCCTTGAAGTCACGCGGCTTGTCATTCCATTGGAATACAGACTGAATCCTGCTTAGCTCTGACGGCATCGGCATTCGCTCCCAATACTGCTCCTTTCTTATGCCGCTCCTTGAGTGCACCTTGTCCGGTACCGGAGGAAGCGCTATATTGAGGCCCGAAATATTGACTATCTCGCCTATCTGACCGGTCTTTGATATGACGACCATGTCAAACTTCTCATTGTACCCATAAAGCCATGACCGCGCCTTATTCTTTGCAGAAATGGCGGTCTGTGGCACTAGGTCTTCAACGACATAGTATAGCGTATTATTTACCTCTTCGTTCCGCAAATCCGGTCTTTGAGTCTAATTTACTTACTCCCTTGCTTTCGTATTCAAGGGCTTCCTTCTCATCCTCTATCCTTTTGAGGATCTCAAATGCATCGAATATCGCAAGCTTCTTTGCCTGCGCCGCATTCTTAAGCTTGTCGGCAGCTACCTCGCCGGACGGATCATTATCATCG